CATCCAAAATTGCGGTTGCAGCTTCCCCCAACATGATTCTTTTTTCCTTGTTTTTCGACATGTTCAGATCCCCAATATTGTAAGTATGAATCCCAAGACCATCCATATGAACACAATTAAGGACAGTAGGAACAAGGAGTGAAATATAGCTTTTTGTAGTATTTTTATCATTGTTTTCTTAGTTCTTTCTTCAAGTAATCAGTACGCTTGCGGAGTTTGCGCAAGGCAGAATTTTGTATCTGCCTCACGCGCTCCTTGGAACAGCCTATGCACTCCGCAATATCGTCAAGCGTGTAGGTCCAACCGGGTGATGCGAAGGCCATCATGACTCGCAGGTTCTCGTCCATCGCACGACTCTTCTTGAGCCTGATCAAACCCGCTTCGGGATCTCGATGACCCACTACCCAGTTGCGAGCAGTTTGTCGTTCAACGTCGTACTTTGCCGCTATGCGGACACTTGCTTGAGCTACACTTTCACCAGGCTTGCGTTTGAATTCGGCATGATCGAAGTCAGCCATAAGGAATTGGTCCATTAAGATCCCAAATGGGACCGTACAGTTCCCTTAACGCGCCTTTCAAAAAGTCAATTAAGACTTCCCTTTGGTTGTCCCCCTTCAATATAATCTCAACTTGCTTGGACTGTTTGCCATCAACCTCCATAGAGTCACCCCCGTCCTTCAATACTAGCTTTATATAGTTTTTGTAGTTCGGGTCTGATGGATGTATACCATTGTGTTCAAGAGTAATAGTGAGCGTATCTTTTGTGACAACCCTTTGGTATAAATTATTCATTGCTCCGTGACAATCTTTGGAATCTTCGTGATCCGGCCAACCCTGCACACGTTTAGCTTTTGTCCGGTCAGCCAAGCGTTGTATGCCAAGACTCCACCACGAATAATGAAGTGCGGAGAAATCTTCTCGTTGGCCGACATTTGTCTAAGCAAACTGTTCCGCAAAGGAAGGATCGGGTTTCCTTTGCCCAAGTTCATACCCAAGCACAAACTCTGCATAAACGCATCGGATTTCAAGTCATCCGAATCCTCACCCATCGGTACACGATCTGCTTCGGAACGTCTGAGTAAGTAATGAAGGGCAGCCAACGGACCTTTCTTGAGGCGGAACTGACGATACCAGGCCTCGCACTTGCGTATCGAGACGTCAAGGTGCGGGTATTTTGACGCATACTCTTCGACCTCATGATTGGGAATAGGCAAACGCCCGGCGTTTCCAAAACCTTGGTATCCCAATTCCCCAAACTTGTCGATTCTCGCAAGGATACAAATTGAAGAGAATACGTTGGTTGAATTGGCATGACCAAAGACCGACAAAACGTCTGCTCCGTTTCTCCGCTTGCCTTGGTTCAAGGTCTTGAATACCTCTTCTTTGTCAAGTTCGATCCATACTACTCTGAATGATTGCCCCGACTCCACGCAAGCAGTCAGTCTGTGCTGACCATCGATCAACTTGCTTCCACCGAAAATCAAAGGTTCTCCGTTCAGTACCCACTGTCCGAGCTTCATGAACTCCTTGTATTTTTTTACCGTGGATTTGGAAATCTTTCGATTTTTCGTCTGACCCTCAAGTAACTCCTTGGCCATGACCGAGTCAATGGTACGGATGGTTATGTATACGCCTTCCTGGGGATCGTAATAGTATGGACTCGGAATGAGTCTTGTTTGTTGTATTGCTGTGTTCATATTTCTTTTTGTTTTGTTGTTGTGTGATAATGTCCGATCAAGACTGCATCTGCTGTCGCTAGTGTTACAGTCTTGCCGAGCTTTGGATAAAGCCGTAGTGCATGGTCCTTGAGGATGCGTTTCTTCTTAGCCCCACCCTGTCCTGCAACGTTGGCCAATCCTTTTTGCCATGCTTGGGGTCGTACCATGTGGCATGGCAGTTGTAGCCCACGGGATACGCCATCGTAAAAGCCACATGATTTGCCTAGCTTGAACCCTGCGGAGGATGGGATGTTCTTGCCTGCAAAGGGTGGTACGTCCTCTAGGATAAACTCAACCGTGTGGTCAAGGTTCTCCATGAGGTCCATAATGTCAGCGACAAAATCGGAATAACTGGTGAACTTCCATGCCCACACTGCTTCCCCATCCACGAACTGACAAAATCCACCACTTGCACCGGGGTCGATTGCGACCAAGCACTTACTCTTTTCCATCTCCGCAATCCTCAACGAAGGTAATCGTCAGATCGGGATCGCTTTGAGAATTCAAGTCTTCCCCTTCCACCAATGCCAAGAGTTGTTCGATCAACGCGCCTTGTACCACGACAGCAGCGTGCCAATCGCTCTTGTCAATGTGGTCTTTTGCAAATCCGATTCCCTGCTTCAGCCGCCTTATTTGTTCTAATCTATTAGCCATTTTTGTGTTGTTTGATGATTGTCCTTCATGAATTTTTTCAACTCCTTCTCACTCCAAGCCTTGTCAATTCCACCCTGTCCTCTTCCACCTTTTATCCTGTAGCACGTTAGTTCCACGTCGTCGGATTCGTGCAGTTGGTTCAATGAGTTCAACGAGCGATACCCGGTTAACTCCAAAGCTTTTTTACCTAGAAGCAGCGTAACTGTTTTTCCACTCATGCTACTTTCCGGGGTGTGTTAATTGCCTCAGAGAATTCAGTTAACTGAATGGTACGCTTTTTTCCGTAGTACTCACTGGGAAGCTTGTGTTGCTTGATGAGCGAATAGATACGGTTTCGACTAATCTTGAATTTAGCCGCAAGCTCGCTGATCGAGTATCGATCCTTCGCTACCTCGAAGCGTTCCGTTGACCCAAGCGTTTGTACGTGGTCACCATAACCAGGCCATACGCCCGTCTTTACGCACTTGGCATATGTCCGGCAAGCCTCACCCATGCGCACCTTCTGCTTCTCGATCTGAGATGAGTCGATAGTATACGCACTCGTCAGGAAGGGTGGCGTTTTCTCAACCACAAGATAGATGAATTGCTTGGGGTCATACCCCATAGCACGCAACCCTTCGAGATAGAAGCAGGTTTGAAAATCATACCCGTATCTTCTGACCGAAGAGTGGAAACCTCGCGGATCTCCTTCTTGTGTTGTCTTAAGGTCAAGCACCACACCCGCGCCTTCGTTATATAGATCAGGACGGACCTTACAATCCGCACCTTGATACCCAAACAATCCGGTTCCCTCGATGATCGTATCGCTCTTTCCCAAGTACGTCTTCAACAACGGATGTTCCCTTGCGCTTTCCGCCATACCCATGCACAAGTCGTAATCGCTTTGATTGAGCCACCTTTTGTCAGGAGCATGGTTTTGCATTTCCTCAAAGGCCGCCTTGTACGCATTGGTTCGCGAACTATTCCCGTCAATGCTCTCGGGCTTGACCGCATACTCGTCTTCGAGTTTGAACGGTTCAAGCGTTGCCGTGTGTGTGCATCCGCCAATGACGAAATGTTTCGCATCGTCAGGCGTGGGATGTTTCATCCTGTGCCAAACCTTTGCCGGGCATGACGTGGTCAGGGACCACGCCACACTCCGGCTCAGTTCGCTCTGCGCATGATACGCAGAGTTTGATATGTCAGTTCGTAGCATCAGAAAGGTGCAGGTTCGTCACCACCACTGGGTTTCGCGCTTGGCGCTTCATCCGCAAAAGGATCGTCTCCGGTGTACAACGCATTGAGGTTCACTTTCATGTCCTTTACCGCAGCATTGATCTCTTCCGCCCGTTTCTTGTGCGGCTTCGGGGTCATGACGTAACTCGTCTCAAGTCCTTCACCAGATCTCATGATGCTGATATCGTACTTGCGGGTATCTCCCCAGTCCTCGTCTGCATCGAGTTTGATCAACTCATCCTTCAGTCCCGCTTGGGTCAACTCAAGGATCTGAATTCGTTCCTCTGCGTAATTCCATACGAGCATTGCGAAGAACTCCTTGGGCTTATCGTCAAAGGTGACGGGTGCAGATTCTCCGTAGATGAACCTCACGGGTCTGCGTTGACCTTCTTCGTTCGTTGTCCATCCAATCATTCCGACAATGAAACCCGGAGGGGTATCATCAATATCGCCAACAACTCTGAACTTGTTTTCGCCTTGGAGAAGTTTAGCGTAATTGCCTCCGCTTCCCCCGCCACTTGGTGGCCGCTTTATTTTACTTAATTTTCCCATACTGTATTTTAATGTTGTGTTATGTATATTACTGTGAAATTTAGTGGAGCCATGCCAAGATCCACATCAAAAACGAAACCAGTGTCGCTCAGATTATCCACCGAGGTGCGCGAACGTGTGAAAAAACTCGGTGACGATACAGGACTCATACAAGCCCAATTGTACGATTTAATTCTGCGAGCCGGGTGTAAGGCGATTGCCGAAGAGGGCGATCAGATTTCGATTCCTCTGAAGTTTCAGATCGTAAAGAAGTAAGTTCGGATATCAGATCGTCTATTGCGATCTCAGTCGGTGCTTCCGAAATTAGGAGTACCGAATCTTTTCCATTGTGTTCAATTCGCAGCCCATTCAAGTCTATTGTTGTCTTCATATTGGTAGTGTTATGTGGGGTATTGTAGTTGTTACAGTTGTGTCTTTGAGGTTGGGCAAGGGTTGGGGTAGGTTTAGCGCTTAGAAGCTTGGCGATACACTCGGCAGACCGGAGTATATCTTACTGGTCATCTCAATGGACGAGTGTCCTAACGCTTTCGAGGAGATAAATATGTCGTTGTTCTTCATGATCCGGTGGCCGCAATACTTACGGAGCCTGTGTACGGGACGCTTGTCCGTAATCCCGCAACTTATTCTCAGAAACTGAGGGAAGTCGCGAACGATTCGGTCCTCCTGCACCGGAACTATAAAAGCATCGTCCGACGTTTTATTCTTCATAAGCTCATCCCACCAAGCAGGATCGCATGGCCTGTCCTGGTATCCACGGCCATCGATTTCACAATCGGATACGCCTTTGGGGTTCCATATGCGAATAAGTTTGTTCCCATCGGATTCCCATAAGTCAGAAAACTTTGCCCTCTGAATCTCCGAGCTACGCAAGCCAAGTCCGTACGCGAGTGCGTACGCAAGGAAAAGGTCAGGGTCGATGGTGCGAAGTTTCTCACACTTCTCTTCGATCAACTTGCGTTCACGCTCGTCAGGCATGAAGGGCTTGACCCGAATGGTATCAAGTTGCAAGGCAATCCAATTGCTGAAAAACGAAGTGTCGATTCCGCATCGTTCCTTGAAGTAACGAACCCATCCCTTTGAGAAGATTGATCGTGCCATGCGAACGTCGGTCGGTTTGCGGTGGAACTGAGCATAATGTTCGGCAATGGGTTGACCATCGATCTTCTTCGCGAAGTAACGAATATCGTGCTTCTCCGCATCAATGTCGTACTTCGACAAGATCCGTTTCATGCAGACCACGTTCTTGCGCTTGGTATCGTCAGACGCTTGCTTGCCCGTAGCAAGACGGTTGAACTCGTACTCTTTGAAGAGGGCGGCAATCAACGGAGTAGTTTTCTCGATCCGCTGATTGATGATTTCGAGTAGGGCTGGTTGAACTTTTTCGGTAGCCTCTGTGGGGCAAGAGGTGTCCAGGCTTTTACGAATCCGCTCGTTGTCGATGTTTATTTCCATGACTTGAGTGACTCCATGTTTGTTGTGCCGAGGTTTGATTTCGACACGGATAGGGTTAGTGTTGTTTTGTGCAACCTTACCACTATTTTCGTCAGAACAAAGTATAATTTTGTTCTTTTTTTGTAATTTGCTTTTTTGTGCTTTATTCATGAGGACTAGCACACGACTTCGTTGAAAGAAAACGGTAAGATTAAGAGTCTTCTGCTCTACCAACTGAGCTACGCCGGCCCATAAGATGCGTGCCGTTCAAATTCATAGACTTTTCCTTGACAAGTTCAAGGTTTTTCTGTCTGAGGATTTGCGTATTAGTCATGTACAAGACGCAACAAGATAGAATACTTTACTATTCGTCAAGTGTTATTTTGAAAAAAAGATTAAGTCACAAAAAAAAGCGAGGGTTTTACCCCCCGCTTGGTGCGAATGTCCCCATCCGCAATCACACAAGACAATGAATCTTGTGCCAATATACTTAATCGCGAACGCTCGTCTTGTCAAGTCCTCCAAGGTATCTCCAGTAGATTAAATCCAAAGGCGTGCCTTGAAGCATTGCTCCCTTGTACTCACCGTCCCCTACAATGGCAGATATATCCTGCCACCCTCTATCAAAGAATGCAGTTGGTGGGGCAAGATAATCTATTGCCGCTTTGAATGGCCCTTTCCTTCTTGCGTTGTATACATGATACCTATTGATCCCAATAGTCTGCCAAAGGTTATTCTTTATCATTTCGTCTACTTCAATTGGTCTTCCATATATAACGTCCTTGATGACGTCGGTTCCGGCATTAGCAGCGGCAAACAAGGTTGCAATCTGCACTAAGTCTTTTGTTCCTTTGACGGCAAGCCTTACTCCCTGTTCCTGCTTGGATTGATTACCTTCGGCTCGACCTGCCAAGTATAGTTTGCCACCTGCCTGGATATTATCTACCCCTGCCGTGCGGAACGCGTCGATCTGTTTAATGGTAAAAGTTTTAAGCATATACATGATCCGCAAGTTTGGATTTTTCATGTATGCAGCGGGTACTTCGGTTGCCGTAGCAGGAGCAACGTCGAGTAGTTTATGAAAGACTAACTCGGTAACTTCGGCAGGAGGTTCTTGGTTCTTGGGTACATTAGTTCTTACTGCTTCAACGATCTCGTCCGTGCGTTCCTTGAAGTATGGTCTTAATTCCTCTCGGAGTTTCTGAGATCCGCCTTCGCTCTTGGCGAGCTTATGATACTTCCTCCAAGCGGCATTCATGTATGCGTTCTTTGCAAACAGATCAAGTTGCTTGAGTTTGGTCTTACCAAATAAGTAATCTAAGGTTTTGCCCAATATATCACTATTGCCCATACCCTCGAATTCTCGGTTACTCAATCCTGTCAACTCAGCAAAATTAAACATATCCTTACGGTTGAATAAAGTTCTGAAGTGATTGCCAAACCCATTAAAGTGAATACTGAACACTTGGTCAGAAAGCTGAGTGATCGCAGAACCCAAGTTGGTCATCACCTGTAAGTATCCTAAGTTCTTTGCTGCTCTTGCAGCGAACATTTCTGTACCACCCGAAAACCTGGACTGTATTATATCCCTAAGTTTCTCCACGTCTTCTGCTCCAAACTTTGTACCTTTCAACAAGTCTTGAGCAAGCGCGTCTGCAAGCGTCTTGTCAACTTTTGCACGCATTCCAATATCCGAGTCTATTGTATCTTGAAAACCTTCGCCCGGTACACCCTGTCCTTTTGCGGGTTTTACCGCACCAAGGAATTTCTTTCTTTCAACTGCCTCAACCGTTCCCCTTATGTACGATTCCAACGCATCTTCGGGATGCATATAAAAACGTTCTATTCTCTTTCTAGTTTTTGCGTCTAAAATACTTCTTGGTTTGAAGTTCCCCGAAATGCTTCCCGTTACCGGGTATCCACGAATTACCCTGCTTGCGATCTCCGCCAACTCATCTTGGCTAAGATCATTCTTGTTGATTTTGTTCTTTGCTGCAAATTCATCAATGGCTTTATCAATCTCGTTTGATGCTGCTCTTAAATTAGGATCTTCATCCATTGCCTTTCTAAGATATTTGTAATCCTCTGATTTAATTTTAAGAGGGAAATAATTTTCTATATTCCCAACGTCAAAACCACCCTCTTCGCGACCATACGCCAGGACTTGGTCAAAGGTTTCCCTCATTTGTTTAAGCTCGCCCTTGACCTTTGCGTCTAACTCCTTGGATAATTTAAGTCTATCGATAAGCCTTACCATTTCATCATAGTCCACCCCAAGCTCATCTTGTACTTTAAGTAAGTCTACAAACTCTTCTTGCAATTTGCGCTTCCCTTTTAGTGCTTCCTTCATGGACTTCATGAAGGGCATTGTGCTTTTCATAAGAGCAGAAGTCTTTTGCCCTACCCTAATGTCATGTTGGCGGAAATGATAAGTAAGCGCCGTCTTGAGTTTTTTATCTAAATTTTTTGTCTGCCTGGAAAGAGGGGTAAGCACATTAGAAGTGACGTCCAATACATTATCGAATACTTTCCTCATGGCACCTGGAGGAGCAATTTCCCGATTGGCAGCATTCTCCACCCTTTGGGATTTTATCGCAGTAGGTTCAATGGACTGCGGATCTCGCTTGGCTTGGCTATTGAGTTGTTTGAATTTCTTGGTCTTGAGGAACTTTTTCAATGACTTGCCCTTGAATCCGATTGCGGCAAGTAGTATTGCCAATGGACCCGCTACCCCTGCTTGCGCCATCTCATTACTGTCCTCTTCATTGGTGAACATTCCATAAGCTGCCGCACCTCCTGCGCCTCCACCCATTGCGACATTGAAATACTTCTCGTACTTGGGACCAAGAAAGTCCTCTGCCATCTGCTCCGACTTGGTCATGGGGTCGGCTTGCTTCATTGGTTGATCCCCAGACTGTATGTCTTGCCTGTTGGGTGGCATTTGTCTGCCTTGCATCTGTGCTTCCAGGTCATCAAGGACCATGTTATTACGCCTCAGTATGCGTTGCTTCTCGGCATTGAGTTTCTTGCGCTCATTACTCGCACCCTTGTTCGGGCCGTGCTTGTGATCAAGCATTGCAATGCCCTGTTGGATTTCGCCAAGCCTAGCGTTGTCACCGACTTGTTGCTTGCCTAGATCGACCTCCCGCATCAATGGGGTGAAGATCTCATCGTCTTGTGCTAGTTGTGCATCAAAAGCTTTTTGCAAGTCGGACATTTGTTTAACCGTGCCAATCTCTCTCGCTTGCCTTTGGCCTTCCTCGGTTTGCCTCATCATGCCTGAAACAAGAGCGTCACCTTGTGCGGCTTGATCATCCGTTGCCCGTTGTATATCCGACATCACTCTTGTTGAGTCAGGCATGGTGGGTTGATCAAGTGATGGTCCACCAAGAATACTTTGCTTGGAGGTTGGCGTGTCGAATGACTCCAATGCGCCACGACTCATCGTTGGAGCAGTAAGTGATGGACCAGTTAATGACGGTTCCCCTGTCGCAATCTCCTTGATCATGCCCTCAGACTCATCGAGCAACTTGTTCTCCATAGCTTGGATGGATTCCTCTGCCGCTTCCTTGGGTGATTTCTTGGCCAAGACATCAACGTCCATGACTTCAAGTAATGGAGTACCTACTGACAGGTTCTGTATACCTCCAGCTTCCTTAATGTTTTTTTCGTGTTTACTAAGAAGCTCGGGCCGAGTCATTCCTTCCTCCGCACCTTCGACCAAGTTCTTACCTAACCACTTTGCTTCTAATGCACCAAGGCCACCACCAAATGCACCACCAAATAAAACGGTAGTTGCAAGTTCTTCTCTTGTTGGGGCGCGTCCCTCGTCTCCGTATGTTCGGGCAAGCATTTCTCCGGTAGCCAAACCCGCACCTTCGGCTGAACGAATCCCCGTCCTGGTAACTCCGCCTATATTTTTGAGTGCTTTTGCACCTGTGATTGAAGGGATCGCACCTAGTGCGGTTGCCGCTCCGAGTTCCGCTAGTCCGAGATCCTCTTGGAAGCCACGGTTGATTCGGTAGTTTTGCGACATGTAGTTGCCAAGCAGAGAACCTGCGGCCCCACCTCCAATTACACCCTTGGGTCCACCTATTGCACCAACAAGACCCCCCACTATTGCGGGTACGACCTCAAGGCCGATAATCATGCCCGTGTCTATTAAGTCGGGAACGGGAGCTGGCCCTGATAACGGTGCGGTCATAACCCGCATAGTCTCAACGGGATCGTATGTAATAGGTGAATCTATTTTTACTACAGACCCATAAGTTGGGTCGTACTGAATAGGTGCGTCAATTTTCCGTAATGTTGCCATTTAGTAAACGTATTCAGTAGGTCTGCCCATTGCATCAGTCGGATACGCAGCCCGGTCAAATTCAGCTTGCCGCTCTTGCTCTATTCTCGCTTGTTCTCTTTTTTCGGCATTTATGTCTTCAAGGTTTTTTTCAAATAAAGTTCCTTCATAAGTTACTTTGACTTGTCCATTTTCAATACTTACGACGCGAGCCTTTCTTCCTTGGAATTCTACTTCCTGACCTATTTGTGGTGGCTCATTTCCGAAAGCAGACAAATCGACATTACCGCGCAACTCTGCAGGCATTTGCCTCTGTGCATCTTGAACCTTTCCTGACTGAGTTAAAAACAATTGAACATTATTCCTATCCACGTCTGACATTTTTGTAAGGTTATACTCTTCTTTAAGTCCTATCTCGTTGTTTGTTTTACTTTCTAAAAGATCACCTACAGACAAAGTTTTACCGTCGTCGTTTTTAAACATAGTATCTAAAGAACTTATTCTTGATAATTCCTTTTGTGTATCCTCCAGGCTATCCTGCATTGTTTGCGTTTTTCCACTTCCGCCACCTCCGAAACCCATGCTCATTCTAGCATTGTATAGACCCATTGCTGAAAGAGTCCTTAGCTGATCCTCTTGGTCTAGACGTTCAGCCTCTCCAACTACTCCTCCCCTCTCTTCTCTTAGGTCACGCTTGAATGTTCCTTCAGCCACATCACGCTTCTGCTTTTCAATTTGCAACTGTCTTGATTTATCCATCGCAGGATCAGAGATAAACGATCCGAGCAAGCTTGCGTCTCCTGACTCCATTCCCGCTTTTATGATCTGAGGATTTTCAAACATTCTTTGGACTGTTGGGGTGAATTCAAATGGCAACCCAGCTTCACGCGCTTCTGTTTGCGCTTGCTTTGCCTCGTTAAGAACTTCGTCCATTTGTGCAAATGCACTCTTTACTGCATTCCTTGAGTCCTGCGTACTTTTAAGCGAATCTGCAACTGACTTATTCCGAAGCATATTCGACTCCATTTGCCCAGTGATGGATATGCCCTGCAAGGTTTTATCAGCAAGTCCCGCTCTTTCACGCAAGCCAATGTCCTCGTTGTTCAATTGCTCGATTTGCGTTTCATATTGAACGGCATTCTCAGGATCAATTTGTTGCAGTCTTTTAAGAATACCAACACTTGACTTGATAGTATTTTTGTTCTCCTTTTGCTTCTCCTTATTAAGCCCGTACTCCTTGATCATCCCCCCGATTTGTCCACCGAGGTTTGCAAACATTTGTCCCTGCGCTCTGCCTGCCTCAAGTATTGGTCGAGTATCGACCCGCGCCAGTGCTGATCCGTAGTTTCCTTTAAAGAATGGTGCTGCCATGATTATTTTCCTCCAAAATTAAATGCACTTAACCCACCGCCAAGTACACTGCCTATCCCGCTATACAATCCTGCCTGCCTTGTCGCGTCAGCGGACTGTTGCGCCCCGTACATATTCGCGGCATTCGTTGCTTGGTTTTGTATAAAGCCTAGCCCTGCTTCGGGGTTCAAGTATTGCGGTCCACTTTGCAACCCGTACCCCGCTTGTCCGAAAACGGACTGTCCTTGTTGAAGTGCAGTTCCTCCTCCTCGGCCCAGTATCGCTTGGAATGGATCGAGTTGGTCCTGGTTCTCGATTTGGGAAATCCTTGATGCGGCATCTAGGTATCCGAGCAAGCCTTGTTGGCGGAGTGATTCGCGTAGTCTCTCGGCATCCATCTTCGTGCCGACGTTAAACTGATCTGCACCCATTCTGCGGGTATCGTCTGCTGTTTGAATTCCCGCTTCTTGTCCAAGGACGGATTGTGCAAACCCACGGTTCTGCATCTTGCGTTGGTTGTCTTCGAGTACGCGAGCTTCCGCTTCTGCTATTGCACCGGATTGGTCAAAGGTTCTCCCCATCATCGTGGACCTTGCGCGTGCCGCTTCGGCAATCTGTCTTTCCTCACGGTCGGTCAGTCCCTGACCCAGTGCTTCTTGTGCTTGGGTCATGAGTCCTTGTCTAAGCGGATCTGCTTGTACTCCTTGGGACGCAACTTGTGCGGGGTCGGATATTCCGACGTCACGTAGTAGGTTACCCTTTTGTTCCTCGATAAGATCCTTCGCACCTTGCATGGCGGAGGCCGTACCAGGCTTATAGTCCTCCATGATTCCTTGGTACAGACCGGATAAGCGGGACACGTCTTGCAAGTCGGCTTCGCGTTGACGGGACAGGTTACCACGTTGAATGTCTTCGGCTAGGACGGATAAGCCTTGGAAGTTTCCTTTGTCATCAAATCCCGCTCTTCGAGTATCATCAGATGGAGCGACAAATTGATCTCCGACTTCCTCGGCAAGTCCTTGTGCAACGTCTTCTGCGGTTGCAGTCTTGGTTTCAAATTGTTGGAGGAATCGAGTATCGCCAAGCAAGTCAACCATTCCGTCACCTTCGCGGGTTGTGATGGTTCTCCCGTCCTCTAGTGGTTTGCCTGTGTTTGGATCGTTAAATTGGAAGGTTTGTTTAATCTCCGTTGGAGTAGCGGTATTGAGTGATCTGAATACTTCGGCAACGTCTTCTTGTGAAATTGATTCTCCAAGAGTAAAACCAGCTTCTCTTCCCGGAGCTTGTCCATGCTTTGAAAGTGGTTCAATGCCAACAGTACCAACCGTATTAAATCGGTCAGGGTTTTGTTGTAGGACGTTTACTCTATCCGCGCTTTCCAACTGCAACCCGGCAGCAGCACCTTTTGCGGTTAATTTGTATCCGGGCTTAGAATAAGCACTACCTCCATCGTTAAGGTGATCAACCGTCACATCTCCTGCGGGTTCCAAATAACCGAGTTTCACATACATCTGGCCTTGGGGCAAAGTGCCACCAGTTGTCGTGTCCATGATGCTTATGCTTCCATCAGCACCACTTATCATTTGGTACTGACCAGCAGAAGGTCCAGTGCTTGACATTACAATCTCACCATCAGGTATGCCAAACTTACCAGTCTCAGGGTCACGTACGACTTTGGTTTGGGTTTCCGTACCCAATAAGGTCTTTCGCAGAACATCCGTATCCGTCTGTGCGGTTTTCTTACGAATACTTTCTTCGAGTGGGAGTAAGCTTTCCAGGCTACCCACGTCTGCAAAGTCGCCTGTCCCCTTGAGGAATTCAGCTTGGGCTTTTAGAGCTTCAGAAAGGCTCTCGCCATAAGATTGTTGAGCCGGGTAATTAATGTCAGGACTACTCATTGCATTCTCCTCTTAACTTGTTCGTAACTAAAATATTTTACTGGTTTGTTCTTAACGTGCCTCATCCATCCAATCCAAGGGAGCGGATAAGGCATATGATCCATGAATTTTTTTACCGCTCCGTCTCCAACTGCGGTTCGGATGTACCAAGCATCGGGGTCTTCGACGTTCCATTGTGCGTCAGGATTACCTGCGTTCGTTTTTACTGCTTTGCCCAAGAGCAAACTGCTTGGTGTCTTGAAGACGTATCCATTGGCAAGATACACGGCAATATCCTTGAATAAATCAGTTCCGATTTTTTCGTACAATTCGAGTGACTGAGCCAATATGTTCATGTCGATATTGTTGCTCCCAGTGCTACTACTTTCCAATTCGATCCGTCCGATACTGCAACTGTGGCGGCCCCTGAGTTTCCATCCGTCACGTAGATCATTTGTCCTGCGGGACTAGCGGAGGGTACTCCACTCACCGCATAGGATTTGAGTGTCATTATAGTACCACTTATTGTTCCTCCCGTAAGGGCTACCGCATTGCTCGCTTGGGTGGCAATCGTGCCTATTCCAAGTGCTGACCTGGCGGCAGTTGCGTTTGCACTTCCTGTGCCACCATCTGCTACAGCAATGGGTGAGGATAGTCCACTTATGGTTCCTCCCGTGATGTTCACGTTTGATTCGTTAATAGTCACTGTGGGTACTCCGAGTTCGTTGAGATTGGCGGCAGAAATATCAATACCCGTAGCGTACGTAAACCCGCGCGTGACTGATGCAGAGATCGCCACTATGCAACCTCCGTTCTAATGTTGAGTCCATCTGCTATTGCGTCCAAGGACACGTGACGAAAGGACGGGGTGCCTGCTGTGACGTTGATCTCAACTTGCGCGCCATACCCCCTTGTCCGTCCTGTACCGAATCGTAAGAGTGCTTCTTCCGTTGAGTCTGCGGTGTGGCTTAGAACAGTAGTTGAAGCGTCAGGATCGAGCGTATTGACTTTGATATTGAACGCATCGTTGTTGACGGTATTCACTCCGAGTTGGCCACGTCTCCATCGTTTGACGTTTTGATTGCCAAGCGTGTATGCACGGGTGACGAGTTTCCCGGCTATCGCGGTAGTTCCCGATTCCGAGGTGGACCCGATTTTGCGGCCACTATCGTCAATCGTGTTCTCCTCCATCAGATACCATCCTGTGTCGTTGCACGCAAAGAGTCTGCGTCTGGTCGGGTTGCTCCCGTGTGAGCAAATGACCCAGTCATCCACGTGGAATGCTAGACTGCCTGACATTGCGGGGTAACTGTCTACGCTAATCCACGAATTCGATAAGAG